ATGAAGATCAACATCGACAATCTACTGTCACTGCCTGACAGTGCGGTTGAGATGTTGCTCAATGAGTTTTCTCAGTTCTGGGAACTGCGCCCCGCATTCGAAAAGCGTGGTTTCACATTCAAGCGTGGGATGCTCATGTGGGGACCCCCCGGCAGTGGTAAGACCAGTGGCATCTGGCAGATGACACAACGTCTCATTCAGGAGCGGAAGGGCGTGGTCGTCTTTGTGGAAGACCCCACAGTAGCCACATGGTGCTTGGGTTTCCTTCAACGCATTGAACCTGATCGGCCCATTGTGACAGTTATGGAAGACATTGACGCCTTGGTGCATCGTCACGGTGAACATGCGTTGCTGGCATTGTTGGATGGTGAGAACCAAATCAATAACGTGGTGCACATTGCCACCACGAACTATCCTCATCGGCTAGACCGCCGTTTCATCGATAGGCCCTCACGTTTTGACACCATCAAGAAGGTGGGCATGCCTTCTGAGGCGGCCCGCAGGGTTTACTTCACAGCCAAGGAACCGGGGCTGCCCGGCGCGACGATAGATCGCTGGGTAGAACTGACAGAGGGCTACAGCGTAGCTCACTTGCGCGAAGTGTGCATTGCCACCCAGTGCTTCCTTCAACCTGAAGATGAAGTGTTTGAACGTTTGAACGCCATGCGCTCAATTGATTATGACGCTTTGGATGAAGAAGGTGTCCCCAGAGAGCAGGCTGGCTTCCTTAGAAGCTTTAAGGTTCAGCAGGATGCCATGGTATCAAAGAGGCGTCCTAGGTGATGCGTATACTCGTCTGTGGTGGACGTGACTTCACAGACGAGGCTCACGTTCACAGGGAACTTGATTTCATTGACGATGACGTCTGCTACATCAGTTCCTTGATTGAAGGTGGGGCCACTGGCGTTGACCGCTTCGCCCGTAACTGGGCTATCAAGCGCAAACGGCCCTATAAGACGTTTCATGCAAATTGGACAAAGTACGGTAAAAAGGCGGGTTACATCCGCAATGCTGAAATGCTCAAGAAAGGGGTGCCTGATTTGGTCATCGCCTTCAAAGGCGGTGCTGGCACTAAGATGATGATTGAACTGGCTGAGAAAGCCGGTGTGCTGGTTGAAAGGTGCTGAAATGGATTGGACACGGTTTCTAGAAGAAAACAATATCCACTACGTCACCAGAGGTCCGAATACCAAACGTGGCGAAGTGTCCATTCAGTGCCCCATGTGTGGCGCTGACGACCCATCTGAGCATCTTGGCATCAACCTAAAAACCGGGAAATGGGGTTGTCACCGCGACTCAGGTCACCGTGGCAAAGCCCCCCGTACCCTGATTAAAGCCCTATTGGGCTGCTCCAGCCCTCAGGCTGGCTCCATAGTCAAGCAATACAGCCACAGCGACCCTGACACGTTGGAGGCGGCACTGGCGGTGCTTGAGGCTGACGCCAATGGGAACGTTGCTCATGAGGAGGACGTTGCGCGCAAGGCCAAGCATCAGGCGCTGGGCCCTCAGTTCGATGATTTTTACCACATCAAGTCACGTGGCATCACCAAACGCTTCTTCACCTATTTGATGGAGCGCGGCTATGATGACCCTCAGGAAATAATCAAGCGCTACGAACTGCGCTGCGCCATGACTGGCCGATACAAGGATAGGATCATCATACCTGTCAGGCACAGCGGTGAACTGATGGGCTGGACCAGCCGAGCCATTGGCAACCCCAAGAACGCGCCGCGTTACTTGGCATCCTCAGATGAGGTAAAGGTCACGGTATTCAACTATGACCAGATTAAAGAGGGCGGTGAGCGCCTGTTCATTGTTGAGGGCCCGTTTGACGCCATCAAAATGGATTCATTTGGTGTGGGTGACATGGACGGCGATGACGTTAATTATAGAGCTACCTGCACCTTTGGCACATCACCCACCATCAGCCAATTGGCCCTTCTCAGGAACTTGACTAAACGATATAATAAAACATTCGTTCTGTTTGACAAAGGTGCTGACGGCCCCGCCAACACACTGGCTGAGTGGGTCGGTGCAGACATGGCATATCTTCCCTCTGATTTTGATGACCCCGGTGAATTAGGATATGACGAGCTTAATTTGCTTGCTGGGAAGACATACAATGGTGTTTTAAACATCTGGCGAAATTATGAAAAATTGCAGTTGCAACAATGGAACATGATTTGGTCTGATAGTCGCAAAAAGCGGCGCTAGAGGGTATTGCATCTAAAACAACTCTTTGCCAACTTTGCGCCCCACCATCACCATACTTCCAAGGGGCTCAAATGCAAAAAGTGCATCGTAAGCGTGCCGTCCTGTCTTGGCGGCCTGAATGGTCAACCCCAATTGAGAAATGGACAGCCTACCAAATCAGCAAAAATCTGTGGCGCTTTGATCGCATGGATGGGCCTGATGACTTGATGCAACAGGCCCGAATACTGTTCTGGGAATTAGGTCAGAAGTATCCAACCGTGGAAGATCCACGCCACTTTTTCGCCCTCTACAAAACATCACTATTGCGACGCTTCATTGACAAGGCCCGTACCCGGCAGCGGTCAGCAATTGACCACCTTGTCAATGCCGAAGACCTCACTATTGAGGAGGAGGGTGTGCCCTCCAATGCCGGGCATCTATCATTGATCCTCCAAGAAATGCCAGATGAGCTAAAAACAGTTCTACACGCCTTGACGTCTGGGCGGGTTAGGCGCAGGTTGGATAGACCACCGGTTACTTCTACGCGTCAACGGGAAAACCACAACATGCGTCTCAAGCGGCGCTTCTCACTGACCTTGGATGATCCTGTGGGAGAACTCAAGAACTACCTTCTCAACATTTAATCCCAGAGGGCACAATGCACGCTATTGAACGTGAACTTATCAAGGTTACTGGCTACAAATCGCGAGCCAAGTTTGATGACCGGCAGGACTACCTGAGCTCCATCCTCAACGCCGTTGGCAAATTGACAGATGATGATTTCGACAACCTGTCTGACGAAGCAGCGGCTTGGGCCAATGCGGCAGTAGAAGCCAAGAACTCAAGAAATCAGGAACTGCCTGACTTCGACGAGGTTGATCCTGAAGAAGCTTCTGAGGATGATGAAGCTGAGGAAGACGCTGAGTCTGAGGACGAGACTGAGGAGGACGCTGATGATGAATCCGCCGAGGATGATTCTGAGGCTGAGGAGGATAGTGAAGACGACGGTGCTGACGGTGCAGCTGATGATGGTGCTGATGATGCTGCCGATTCTGATTCCGATGATGGTGTATCCGAGGACGATGAGCCTGAGGAAAAGCCAGCCAAAAAGGCTTCCAAGAAAGCCCCTGCCAAGAAGGTTGAGGCAAAGCCTGAGAAGGCTCCGGTCAAGAAGCCTGAACGCAGGCCCCCGCCGCGCCGTGGTGCCTCATCTGATGATGATGTGATCCTTGACAAGTGGGGTTGCATGGAAGGTAGCAAGAACTCACAGGCGCTTGCCCTGTTTGAGAAGGGCGCTACCACCAAGGACGTGAAAGACGCCATTGGCGGCACCTATTACAACATCCTGAAAAAGATGGTGAAGGACGGCCACAAAATGGACAAGAAGGGTGCAATGATTACCCTTGTCCACAAAGATGCTGTCAACAAAAAGGCCGCCCCTGCTAAGGCTGCACCTGCCAAAAAGGCCAAGAAGTAGTCGGGCCATGGTTGGGCCGCAGGACTTCTAAATCCACGCGGTGGGGGTTCAAGTCCCCCACCCGACGCCAATAAGGAGGTACCATGACTGAGGAAGTTCTACGTTCAGCAAAGCTGTGCAGGAAGAAACTTCATTTAGTTCATGGTGACAACATCTTGCTCAGTCGTTATCCAGATGGATACACCATTAAAAGATGCAGGGCATGCAATAATGAGCGCATGAAGAACTACATGCGCAGGGTTCGTGACAGGAAATTGAAAGCAAAGGAGGTAAACAACATGGCTTAGATTACCACGAGGACCGCCTGAACTGAAGGTTACGCGTACCTTCAACAATTAACCTTCAGGAAGATCAACATGAGATCACATCTACAGATAAAAGTTTTCTCGCTGACTGCCGAAATGACGTACATCAGGCGTCAAGAGGAAAAATGGAAGTCAAGGGCTAGACGTGCCAGAGAAAAGGGTCGTGACGATAGTTACGCTTTCAAGAATTTCTGGTCACAACGTGGACACCGTACCTTCTTGAAAGGCCAAGCCCGCACTGCGCATCTTGCTCACGGCTTCCTCAGAGGTCAACCGTATTCAGCTATGGAGCGGATTTGCTATGGGCCCCTCAAGGGATATGGCAGCACCGAGCCCAACTGGGACGCCGTTTCAACTACGGTTGAACGCTTTACCAAGGACGACACTGACCCTCAGGGCACCATGCAGCGCTTTTCTGAGTGGCTGACTGATGCCAAGGTTTGGTACGAGGGTAATGAGAAGCGTATCAAGGAAATGGTGGCCGCACAGGTGGCGGCTGCTACTGCGAAGAGACTAGCCGCCAAGGAATAAGCCAAATTGGGTGACTGGCCAGAGTATGGCGTAGCCGGTCACCCAACCCATCTGGTGCATCACATGAAGCCCCGACAACGACAGACATGCAAATATGGCCACGCCATGACTAGGGGCAATGTCATCATTTCAAGTAAAGGGAAGCGGCGATGCCGATATTGTTACAACGAATGGTGTCGGCTGCGTTATAAGAACAATCCGGATTACCGTGAGAAACGATTAGCACGTTATCACTTGAAGAAATCACCTGAACTCAAGATGACGGATGTAACTGTAACCGACATCTAAAGTACCCAACGTATGTGGGTGTGTTGGGTTTTACCATTGACACCCTTTAACTGGAGCAGCGTACCCCAATGAAGAAGCTTTTATTGACCACGACTGCCTTGTTGGCCCTTACTGTGGGCGCTCAAGCGCAGAAATCCATCATGACAGGAGGTGAAAAAGGAGCGTACAACAGCACCTTTTGTCCGCCACTGCCAGCTGTCCTCGGGCAGTCAATGTTCCAAGGCTACCACTGCACTCCGTCAGATGGCACTTTGGCGAACATTGCCGGAGTGCTTGCCCGACCAACCAACATCGGGTTTGTTCAACTTGATGTATTGGCGCGCGAGATCGCCAACAAACCGGAACTGGCTAAGCAGGTTACTGTCATCAGGCAGGATATCGCCTGTGAGGGCCTGTGGATGGTCACCAAGAACGACAAGCTGAAGAACTACGGTGACGTGCTTGGCTATGCCCGGCGCATTCCGTTTGTGCTACCGGCCCAAACCAGCGGCAGCGCGGCCAGCTTCAGTTTCCTGCAATCCATCGACCCTGATGGCTTGGGCCGTGCCCCGGCTCGCAACATCAAGTACGTGCAGGATTCCACCACGGTCATCAATACCGTGGCCGCCAGCACGGACAACAGCGTCGGCTTCTTTGTGCAGTTTGCCGACCCTGAGAATGCCAATATCCGGTTGATGGTGGAAAAAGGACTGACGGTTATCCCGGTGGTGAGCCGTGAGATTGCCAATGCCAAGGTTGGTGAGAACCAGCTTTACAATGTGCAGAGCTTTGGCCTCAAGGCTGGTGGCATCTTTGTCAGCGGCGATGAGCGCGTCACCGCCTGCACCCCGGTGGCGGTTATCACTGGCAACCCTGAAGCAGCGAAGGACAACAACGCTCGTGATGATCAGAACGACCTGATCAAGGCGGTCCGTGACGTGCCTTCCTCAGCACTGCTTCCGCAGGACTCGCGGCTTGCGAACCTGCTGAAGTCGGTCAAGAAGGTTGGTGGCTCAGCACTCAATGAGATGCTGGCTGCGACTGACAAGTTCAAGAAGGCTGCTGAGTCCATGGCCAACTAACCCTTGCGAGGGCTCATAACCCAACCGCAAGATAGGACGTGAGACCAGTTTATTCTAGATCGGCGCTGGTTCTCACGTCCGCCCCTTTTCTGGAGGTTTTCATGGAATTAACTGGTTTTGTGGTAGTATGCACCATTGTTATGGCTCCAGCATGGTCGCAGTACCAAACCACATTGGTGATGACAAGAAGTCAGGGAGCATGTCACAAATATTCGAATGATCACAATGGCCGTGGCATGGTAGCTTATTCGCGCCCTCTTGAGTTACCAAGAGATGTCCGAAAATTCACTGAATTGTGTGGCCCTAAGGGCGCTGATTGTATCAACGCCATCCCGGCAGGAGATGACAAATGAATCGTTTGGCTAATATTCCCATCAAGGTTTGGTATCTGTTCTCGGTAGTGTACTGCTACATGCTTTGGAACCCGTATTACTCCTTGTGGTCATTTGTGCAGGGCGCGGCGGACCCAGCCCTCAAGGCCATTGCAATTATCTTGGCCGTCATCATTGCCGCCCTCTACCTCATTGAGGGGCACCGCAGCATGAACGTGGTCGGCATTGTGCTGTTCCTGAGCCTCACAGGCGCTGTCATGTGGCTGGCGTTCAATCACGGGGCCCGCTTCAACTATGCTGAGCTCTGGGGCCAGTGGGTTGTAGGGGCTTTCATGACGCTTGCCCTGCAAGGTGGCCGTATCTACAGGTCCATGACAGGCCGCGTGCCGGTCACCGGAACCGTGGAACACGACACAGCTGGGCACCACCATGGCTAGAGGGGCCACTTACGCTGGCCTCTCACACCAAGAGATGGTGGATAAGAAGCGCAAAAATCGAATGGATAAGATTGATGCGTTTGATCCTGCAACTCGATCATTGATACACGAATACGGCATGCCGGTAGTAGAGTGCCTGCATGCTGTTGGCGTCACGAAACCAAAACATGTGCGTCACGTAGTTGAAACTATCTTGAATGAGTTCAGCCCTACACGTGGGTCGTATTCAAGACAGGGTATCCGGACAGAGGTTGATGAATGAGACATTTCATTGAATTTTACAGTACAAAAGAAGCTTGGCTATCCATCTGGAATGAGATAGCTACTCCAACCGGGTTGATTGCATTTGCACTGGGCATGATGTTCGCCTCAACGCTGATGATGATCGGCAGACTATTGGAGAAATAAGTGCTGTTTAAAACCACCGATAAGGTCACCGGTAAGGTACTCAAAACCAGCCGCCCGCTGCTGATCAATGCGAAGGACGCTTACGTGCGCCCTTCACAGGGCAAAGATTGGTTCAGCACTACGACTACCATTTGGCAAGTGGATGAACTAATCAAGAGGCGTGTGAGGGACTGGCGTCGGCTGACAGGTGAGACCGGCCATACAGGGGCCCGTGACGGCGTGTTCCGCGCTGATCATGAGTCGGTGTACACGGGCACCCATTCAGTGTTTCCAGCCCCATTGATGGAAATGATCATCGTCAGATACGGGGGTGCACATGGTTCTTCTATACTTGATGCTTTTGCTGGCGGCCCTCCTCGCGGGTTGGTCTCTAGCATCATGGGTCATCGTTATACGGGATTCGAAATACGACAAGAACAAATAGACGAAAATGAGGCGTTGCTTAAAACCCTGAAACTGAAGGGAGCACGCTATGTCAAGGACGACGGTCGTTTTCTGGACATTGATGAGCAGTTTGATTGTGCCATTACTTGTCCACCTTATTTTGACTTAGAGGTTTACAGCGAGCAGCAAGACGACATCAGCAACTTGGGCAACTACGATGAGTTCAATGCCAGCATGTGGCTTTGTGCTCAAGCCCACCGTGAGCGGATGAAGCCCGGTGCCTTTGTGTGCATCATTGTGGGCTTGTTTCGTGACAAGCGTGGTGAACTGATTGACTTCCCAGCTGACACGGTTGAGAATTTCCGTGATGCAGGCTTCCTGTACTGGCAACATATTATCCTGTCCAAAAACTTTGCATCAGCCGCCGTCAGGGCAGGCAATGCTTGGAAGGGTCATAAATTGGTCCCACGTCATGAGAACTTGTTGATCTTCAAAACCCCTGAGTAGCCATGCACGAGCTGGAAGACAAGCTTGAGGTTGAAACGCCGCTAGGGCGCGGCAAAGCCATCTTGGTTTCTGAGTCTGACTACGACACATTTTGGACGGTCGTATTAGACGATAGCTGCGCCATTGTAACTTTCCGCCAGCACGAGCTTAAAGTGGTCCGCAACTACGGCATGGGCTGGGGCATGAGTGTTAGGGAATTGGAAGCAGTTATAAAGGCGAGCAAATGAGCATTGATCCAATCGATCTGTTGGTGATTATTGGTTTGGGTTTGATAGGTATCTTTTCTTTGAAAGCTCTATTTAGACCTGACCGCCATGAACTTAAATATGAGGAGGATGAAATGCCTGATCGTGACTTGTGTTTTGCAATCGAGAATGCTGAGCCAGATAGGGCTTTGGCTGCCAAAGTCAAATGCCTTGAGTGGGCCATCGGCATGTGTAATGACGATGCTGACAAAGCGGTTAAAGATGCTCAAAAGTTCTGGGCATTTATGTCCTTAGAACCTGAGGACAAGTAATGAACCGCGCTGAACTCGTCAAAACACTGGAACTGGTCAAGCCCGCCTTGGCCAGTAAAAATCTGGTACCCATATTCCAGTCATTCACCTTCACCACCGGTTCGGTGTCCGCCTATGACGACACCATTGCCATTGTGGGGCCGTGTGAGATTGAAGAAGCTTGTGGCATTCACGGCAACACGCTGCTGGGCATCCTGTCAAACATCAGTGCTGAAGAAGTCAGCCTTGAACTGAAAGCCGACACCGCCATCCTGAGCGCTGGCAAGTCAGTGACCAAGTTGCCGTTTGACAGTGAGGATAATTTTATCTTCAAGGAGCCTACTGGCAAATGGGACTTCAAGGTGCCGTTCACTCAATCGCTGTTTGAAGCGATGGAACTGTGCCTTGAGACTGTTTCAGTAGATGAGACACAAGCCGCGCTGCACGGTGTGACCATTGATGGCAACAAACTCTACTCCTGCAACGGTGACACCATCACCCGTGTGCAAATCAAGGAAGGCAGTAAGGGCCGCGTGCTGATGCCCACTCAGTTCTGCACCTCCGTGGTGAAGCTGTGGTCCAGCCTTGAAATGACGAAGGGCATTCTCCACTTTAATGACGAGTGGGTGTGGGCCAACTTTGAAGATTGGGCTGTCTATGGCCGCGTGCTTGTGGTTGACAACCCCATTGATTTCGAAGCGCTGATCAAGCGCACCATCAAGGATAAGGTGCCCACGCAGGCCGTGCCAGATGGGTTTTCTGAAGCCCTGTCACGGGCCCGCATTTTGGCTGACCCTGAAAGCAAAATGACTTCCGCCACGGTCAGTAAGGGCAGGCTTAAACTCACCACTGAGACTCACATGGGTGAAATCAAGGATGATCTGGCTTTCAAAGGTCACCCTGACGTGGAAGCCAATGTGAACGCCAGCCACCTGTACCGGGCCCTCCAGCACTGTGACAAGTTCGCCATTCATGAGAACTGCACCGTGTTTGAAAAGGGCACTGAAGTGCTCCAACTCGTCAGCAATATGGGCTAATGAGTTTTTTCTTCTCAGAAAAGAAACGCAAGCAAGTTGCGAAGCGGGGGGCAACCCCCGTCAAAGCCACGCAGGCAGGCAGGGCCAGCAAGGACAGCCTTACTCGGTTGGGCTGCCGCGCCTGCCCGCTTGACAAGGATAATAATTGCACCCCCAAGATGCCGCCTGAGTTGCGCGGTACCGGTGGTGTGTACTTCCTCAGTGAAGGCCCCAGTGAGCGGGATGACGAAATAGGCAAACCGTTACGTGACGCCAGCGGCGTGATGCTGCGCGGCTTGCTGGGCTCACTCAAATCAGTTGCTAGCTTCGATCAAGTCATCAGGGATTATGATCACTACAAGGAACAGCCTTCATGGGTTGCCATGGAGTGCTGCCGTGGTCTGGTGACCAAATCAATTGAAGAGGCCAAGCCCAAACTCATTGTGGGATTGGGCATCCTGCCATTGCAATGGATGCTCAACAACAGTGACATGGTAGGACTTCGTGGCCGCGTGTTTGCGGTCAAGGTAGGCAATCATTCTTGTTGGTTCATGCCCACCTATCACCCGCAACATGTCATAGACAAGGCATTTGAGGGGCAGGACCCCATCCGCAGCAAACTGGGCGTTTGCCTCAAGTTTGACCTGCAACGGGCGAACCAACTATTTGAGGACCTGCCACCGGCCCAAATTGATACCCCACAACAGGTTAGGGCGGGCGTACAGGCGTTTAATGGGTCAGGGGCGGGGCAACTAGCCAAGGTTTTAAAGCTTATCAGTGAGGCCCGCAGGGCACCTGAAAAGGCTGTTGATTTGGAAACGTTCCCCCTCAGGCCATACTCTGCCGGGGCAAAGGTGCTGACGTGCGCCCTGAGCTTTGAAAGCACCAATTTTGCCTTCGCAATTGACCACCCCAAGGCGGGTTGGAAACCTGATGAAAAGAAGGCCATCAAAGAAGCCTTACGTGATCTCCTGTCAGACAAAACCACCATCATTGCCCACAATACTCCGTTTGAAGTGGAGTGGTTTATTTATCTGCTGGGCAAAGATGTAATTTTCCATGATGTGTGGGAATGCACCATGATGCAGGCTCACTTCCTAGATGAGCGGCGTGGCAAACGCGGGGGTAATGATGAACAATTCCAGCCGAATCCTTATCAAGCGCTTGACTTTCTCGTCAAACAACATTTTGGCATCTCCTATAAGTCTCTATTTAAGCTTGATCGTAGGCATATGGACAAGGCTGATTTGGATGAGACGCTTATCTATAATGGTGCCGACACAAAATATACGCTTAGATTGTTTAAAATACAACGAACACTCCTATCAAATACTGGTCTCCGGCACGCCTACGACGAAGCTTTACCACGTCAGGTATCGGTTGCACTGATGCAATCACTGGGCATTGACATTGATCAATCCCAGAACAAGCAAATGAGGAGGTTATTGAAAAGTGAAATATCTCACATTAAGGGAAAGATATCAGGAATACCTGAGGTTAAGGATTACGTTGCTCGAAACAAAACTTTCAATCCTGCATCTCAGCCAGAAGTTATCAAAATCTTCGAAGACTACCTCAAGGTCGGAAAGCAGCTTATCAACTCAGAAGGCAAAAAGACCGTCGACAAAGGCACACTTGCCCGAATCAAGCACCCCCTAGCCAAGCACATTGACGAGTTCAGGAACCGGAGCAAGTTAAAGTCCACTTATGTGGACGTGTTCCGACTTGGTAAGGGCGCATTCATTTATCCTGACCGCAAGATACACCCTACCTGCAACACCACCTTTGCTGAAACCGGTCGGACAAGTTCGGACACGCCAAACAATCAGAACTGGCCCTCACGCAACGATAAGTGGGTCAGGCGTCAGGTGGTGGCTGCGAAGGGCTATGTACTTGTGGCCTTTGACTATGGCCAGCTGGAAGCCTGCACCGGGGCAATGTGTTCCAAGGATAAGTCCTTCGTCAAGGCCCTGTGGGAGGACTATGACATCCACATGGAGTGGGCGAAGCGCGCTGCCTACCTGCATCCAGCCTTCATAGGCGGCAAGCACATGTTGGATGACAAAGACACCATGAAGGGTTGGCGCAGCCTGATCAAGAACAAGCTGGTGTTCCCTGCCTTTTTCGGCGCAGCCAAAGAATCCATTGCTGGTTACATCCTTGACGCCACTGGCGTGGAAGTGCCGCAGCACGTCAACAACAAGCTGTTTGATGAATTCTGGACTACCTTCAATGGCTTTGGCAATTGGCAGAAGCGCCTCATGTCAGGCTACTACGAAACCGGTTACGTGGAAAGCCCCACTGGGCGCAGAAGGCATTACCCGTTGGGCCGCAGTCAGGCTATCAACTACCCAATTCAATCCGTGGCGTGTGACATCGTCTGCCGTGCCATGTGCACCCTGTCGGCAATGGCAGCTGAAACCGGCAAATGGTATTTGCATCCAATCATGAACATTCATGACGATCTGACGTTTGCTATCCCTGATGATGACAAGCTTCTTGATGAAGCCATAGAAACCATCTACCGAGTCATGTTGAACCCGTCGTATGACTTTGTGAACGTGCCCCTGTCAGTGTCTTGCTCGGTTGGCAACAATTGGCTTGAGATGACCGAAATGGGCAAATTCTGGTCACACAAGGATCTCTGATGGCTAATGTCTATATTGCTTCACTTTACAGCACCATCGAACAGATGCGTGAAGTAGCCAAACGTCTGACTGAAGCAGGTCACATCGTAACGTCACGCTGGCTTGACGGCAGTGAAGAGCACATGACTCGTGAGGCCGCAGCCTTAATGGATGTGGCTGATGTAGATTTTGCTGATGTTGTCTTATCTTTCACACTGCCTCGTAAAACCATGCACAATGGTGGTGGCAGGCATTGGGAGTTTGGCTACGCTTACGGCACCGGCAAACGGAACATCATTGTGGGCCCCAAGGGGGAGCACGTCTTTCATTACCTCCCCAGTGTTGAACACTTTGAAACGCTTGAAGAAGCGATTGGAGCCCTCTGATGCTTACTTTCGAACAAATCATTGAAGCCAACCGTACTCGCCAAAAAGAGTGGGACCCGGCCAGCGTCTTGACTTTGAGTTTCAAGGCCACGGAGCTCGCAGGTGAGATCGGTGAGGCATGCAATGTGATCAAGAAGCTTGAACGTGAGCGCCTTGGGTTGCCGGGCAGCCGCGCCACGGTGCAGGATCTCGCTGATGAATTGGCAGATGGCATCATTTGCCTGATGCTCGTCGCCATTCACCCCACCGTCAACATTGACCTTGAAGCGGCCATTATCCGCAAGTTCAACGCATCGTCAGATAAGCTGGGTTTGGAAACACGCCTGTGAACAATGATCCATATGACGTGCTCGGTATAGGCAAGGATGCCAGCCCTGAGGAAATCAAGGCTGCGTACCGGGCACGTTCAAAAGCGGCACATCCTGACGCTGGTGGCTCTGTTGAAGAGTTTCAACGGATAAAGTCCGCAAGCATGGTGCTGCTTGACCCCTCAAAGCGGAAGCAGTTCGACGAGGAAGGCATCATTGATGATGGCGGCCCCGACAACAAGGTGACGAGGGCCACTGAGCAGGTTGCCCACTTCTTCATCCATCAAGTCAACACCCAAAACAATTTGGATTACTTTGACCTGATCACCGCTGCTGAGCATCACTTCAGGGCTGAGATTGCGCACTGCAATCAACGTATTCACGAAGGCAGTGTGCAGGTAGCCAGATTTGAGAAAGCCCTGTCCAAGCTGAAGATTAAAAAGGGCAGCGGCGTCATCAAAACCATGATGACCCACCACATGGGTCAGATCAAGAAGGTGATGGCAGCCAATGAAGAGCAGATGGGCATATTCAAGATGTCCATTGCTATCTTGTCTGACTATGACTTCGAACACATAAAGCCTCAAATATTGACAAACCAACAGGCACTCAACACCAATTCAATCTTTGGGCCCGGATTTTGGGGACAGCGATGAGAATTTCTCATTGGAGAAAAAACAAAGCACTGACAATGCAGGAGGCTGTTGAACAATGCTCCCTTTCAACGGAGTCTCTCTTGGCTAATTTGCTCAAGCTCCTGATTAACAGGAATATAATTTCAAATGCCGAACTTGAAGCATTGTTTGAACATGACTTCTCAGTAGAGGACGATAAGTGACTTCCCTACATGTCAAATACCGGCCTGAGACGTTTGATGACGTGTTAGGTCAAGATACAGCCGTCCGTTCACTCAAACGTGTGGTCAAGGATAGGCGTGGCAAGACGTTTCTGTTTGTTGGGCCAGCTGGCACCGGCAAAACCACGCTGGCACGCATCCTAGCCAATGAGTTCGCCGGGCAAACAAAGACACAGGCCAACGTCATTGAGCATGACGCAGCTACCAAATCAGGAAAGGCTGATATCCAAGCCTTGGTGCAATCCACGCTGTACCGCGCCATTGGTGATAGCCCCGTCAAGTTCGTGATTATTGACGAGTGCCACAAGCTGTCATCAGACGCGTGGACCGTCTTCTTGAAGCCAACTGAAGAACCACCAGAACACGTCTACTATGCGTTTTGCACCACTGAGATGGGCAAGATACCCAAAGCCATCATTACCCGGTGCATGCGGTATGACCTGAAAGCAGTCAAGGAAGAGCTTATATTGGAGCTCCTGCTGAAGGTTGTTGATGCTGAGGGGTTTGATACCTCAGATGAAATAATTGAAGCCATAGCCGAAGGCTGTGGCGGCAGCCCACGTCAGGCATTGGTGTTCCTAGAGGCCTGCCTTGGCTGTAAAGGCCTGTCTGAGGCGCGTGAAATCATGCGCAGCCATGGCCAGAGCAAGGAATTGATTGACCTAGCGCGTTGGCTGGTGGCTGGCAAAGGCCATTCATGGGCCGAGGCTGTCAAACACCTGAAAGCCTTAGAAGGGCAAGAAGCTGAGGGCTGTCGTATAGTCCTTATGAACTACTTTGCGGCTGTCTTGCTCAAAACCACCAATGACAAGCGGGCAGCTGATCTTTTGGCGATGATGGAGTGCTTCAAAACCCCATATTACTCACCTGAGAAGCTGGCACCCTTGCTGTTCTCAGTTGGGTTGGCAATAAGGCTGGATACATGAGAAATCTGACAATCAAGGCCGTGGTCATCACGGATGGTGACAACTACTTTATCCACGGTTCAAATACTGAAACATCAGCTGAGATGTTCAAGGCCATGTCACCCATTTGGAAATTTGATCCGTCAACTGAGACGGCTCATTTCGTTGAGATTGAAATAACCCTTCCTGAACTTGAAAACGTCCAAGCATTAGAAGATGCATCCTTGGACCACAAAGTTGAAACTGACCGTGCTGACTCTGAGTGACCTGAAAGATCAATTGGCCATAGACAAATCGGTGCTGGATGATGAAGTCATCCGGCAACCGGTGCTGTTCTATACCGTCAGTGAGATGGTGACTGAAGCCATTGCTGAACGTGATGCCGCCAAGGAAGAGCTCAATTCAGTGGACGCTGACTTGGACAACCAATGGCGCAAGAAGCTGGCTAAGGAGTCAAAAAGCCGGGTAACTGATGCCGTCATTAAAAGCTGCGTCCAAACCAGCCTAGCGCATGAGAAGGCCTTTGCCGTGTGGCTTGAAGCCAAGACAAAGGCCGACAGGTTGATAGCCCTCAAGGAAGCCTTTCAGGCCCGCAGCTACATGCTGCGTGACTTGGTCGCCCTATATTCTGCCAATTACTATGAGGAAGCTTCTGTGAAGCCTACCAAGGTGCAAGAAGCTTCTCACGCCGCTGCAAACCGCGTTCGTATGTCCAATGCGAGAGCAGCAAGAGGTAAGTGATGGCAGAAGTGATTTTTGGGGTAGTTCTATCCGGTGTGGTCCTGCTTCTTGTTGGCCACTCCTTCATAGACACTATCTTCAAGAGGCAGGAGGAGATTATTAACCGCATGACGACGAAAGGTGACCTGTAATGGCTAAAGAACAGCGTAGCTTCCGCTACGAAAAGCGCAGCAAGGATTCGCTCAAAGAGCGGGCCAATATGAAGGGTGGAAATTTCGACACCTACATCAAGCCCAAGTTCAAGCAGTGGAAGCCAAAGGACGGGAAAAACCTGATCCGCATCCTGCCACCCACGTGGAAAAAGGCTGACGCGCCTTGGCAGAGCACGGCCCATTACGGTTTGGACATTTACGTCAACTTCAATATTGGCGCGGACAACCAATCGTACCTCTCACTGAGCAAGATGCAACAAGGGGATGACCCGCTTGCCGAAGCCCGGCGTGAAGCCCAAAAGGAAGGTGACAAGGACCTCGCCAAGGCGCTCAACCCGTCACAGCGAATCCTTTACTGGATCATCGACCGGCTGGATGAGGATGAAGGCCCCCTCCTCTGGGCTGCGCCTTTCACATTTGACAAGTCATTGTCAAATCTTTGCATTGACGAGGATACTAAGGAGGTGATGTTCATTGACGACCCTGAAGAGGGTTGTGATGTCCGCTTCTACAAGGAGGGCACCGGGCTCACCACCAAGTATGACCCGTCTAAGATGAAGGTGTTGAAGGAAAGCCCCATTCATGAGGATGAGGAAATTCAGGCTGACTGGCTTGATTTCATCACTGACAACCCGCTGCCGGAAACCCTCAACTTCTACAGCTACGATCACATCAACGGCACCTTCAACGGTCAGGCTGGCCGCAAAGAGGACGATGATGATGAAAAGCCGGTGCGCAGCCGCCGTGCCAAAGAACCTGATGATGACGAGGACGAAAAGCCGGCTCGCAGCAAGCGGCGCGCTGACCCTGAAGATGAACCTGAGGAGAAGCCTGCACGGTCACGTCGTAAGGCTGAGCCTGAGGATGAACCTGAGGAAAAACCGGCCCGCAGCCGCCGCAGGGCAGACCCTGAAGATGAACCTGATGACGAGCCGGATGAAAAGCCAGCCCGTTCACGGCGCAGGGCTGAGCCTGAGGATGATGAACCTGAGGAGAAGCCTGCACGTGGCAAACGCCGCGCTGAACCTGAGGACGATGAGGCTGACGAGCCCCCTCCGAAAAGCCGCCGTGGGAAGAGTGAATCTGAGGACGAGGAAGGTGGTGGCAGCCTCCGTGAGAAACTAGCTGCGAGGCGTCGCAGTCGTAACTCAGACGACGATTGAGGAACGCAAACTTGAGATACTGAGGCGGGCAGGCAAAGACCCGGTTGTCATTGACAAGCGCCCCATCGGTGAGATCATGAACGACGAAATCCCGTACCTGCGTTGGGCACGGGAAAATCAGGTGATAGTCAGGGCAGGTTACCGCACTTGGGCCGAACTGTTGAAGGAACGTTTTGATGCCAAGGATAAGTAATACCCCCAAGGAAGCAGCCAGCCCTGACTTGATCCTCGCCAACAAGCTGATAGCTGAATTCCGTCAGCTGTGGGTAGACCAACTCAAAGATGCGGGTGTGTCCCATGTGGATTATTCCCGCATCAGCCTCGTAGCCCTCAATCAACTGGCCGCCACCATAGCCGTTGATCTTGGGATGAAACCGCAACAATTCACCGCCATGTGTGGTGGGGCTTACATGGAAGCTTACAAACAGGCCCCTAAGTTCAGTTAGAGGAGAGCAACGTGATACAAGCAATTCTACTGACCACCGGGTGGTTATTTTGGGGTATTCTGGCTGTCATTATCCTTATAGACGTGCTGGCACTTTCAACCGAGGATGAAGGCATGGGCGCATGGGCCATTTTCCTGACCATGGCCGGTGCCATCCTATCAATTGGCTTCACTGACGCCTTCATTGGCGTCCAGCTGGCGTGGCTGGCTGTAGGATTTGCCCTGTACGCCATGCTTGGCGTTGTGTGGTCATTCAAGAAGTGGGTTGATTTCGTCAAGGCTCAGAAAATTCTGGCCCCTTCACGCGATAGGCCCAAGGCAGCGGACAACAAAACACGCATCGTGACATCCATGGCCTTGTGGCCGTTCCAGTTCACTTGGTGGGTATTGACTTGGCCACGGCACTTCTTCAGTTGGGCTTACACACGGCTCAGCACCGTATTCGACCGCATCACGGACCACATCTGGGATTCAAAATGATCCTTTCAGCCCAAAGCATACGCCGCCGTAAAGGCCTGATCACCCCGTTCTTTGAGCGGACAGTTACTCACGGCATGTCCTTTGGGCTGTCCAGCTGCGGGTATGACGTGCGGATAGCAGAAACTTATCTGTTGGGTGTTGGTGCTGGCGCAGGCTTCATGCTTGCATCCACCATTGAGCACTTCGACATGCCACCAAACATCGTTGGCCGCGTGCATGACAAGTCAACATGGGCCCGACGTGGACTGGCCGTTCAGAACACTATCATTGAGCCGGGTTGGCGTGGTCACCTGACCTTGGAACTGTCCAACAACGGCAATGAGCAAATCCTAATTCATGAAGGCATGCCCATCGCTCAGATCATCTTTGAGTTGCTGGATGAGCCTACGCACCAACCGTATACCGGTAAGTACCAGAACCAAGAGGCACGTCCCGTGCCAGCAAAACTTGAGGAGTGAGATGTGGCTGAATGGATTTTAACTGGAATGTTGTTGGGGTCAATTGTGACCAGCACTCACAGCGGCCAAGAAGCTTGTGAGGGCCGCAAAGCCATGCTGGCTAAGGAGAGGAACGTAACTGCGCTTGAATGCAGGCAAGTTTCGCAATTCACTACGCTTTCTTCTGGCAGTGCTATTGGCTCGTCACGGCCCTACACATGCGATAGCTCTGGGACTTGCAAGGTACAGTAATGGCTAAACGTGCGAGGGTTGCAGTTGAGAAACCCAAGAACTCATATTTCACGTCTGACAAGACGAGCATTAGTTTCGTCAGCACTGGCTGTGCTGTACTTGACTGTGCCTTGGGTGGCGGTCTCGCTTTGGGCCGCACTGCCAATGTTGTGGGCGATAAAAGTACAGCTAAGACAGGCACAGCTACAGAGGTCATGATCAACTTCGCCATCCAATACCCGGATGGCGATATTGCGTACCGGGAAACGGAAGCAGCGTGGGATGACGCCTACGCCGAGGCCATGGGCTTGCCAATGGATCGCATTGACTTTGGCAATCGTGAAGACCCCATCATCACTGTAGAAGATTTCTACAACGACTTTGACGCTTTTTGCGACAAGCAAATCAAGACCAAGCGGCCCGGTTGCTACGTGCTGGACTCATTTGACGCGCTGTCAGATGACGCTGAAATGGCGCGGGACATTGACAAGGGCTCATTTGGTGCGGCCAAGGCCAAGAAAATGAGTGAGATGTTCCGCAAGATTACCCGCAAGCAGGAAAAGGCAAACGTCCTGCTTTTCATTGTGTCTCAGGTGAGGGACAACATTGGTGCCATGTTTGGTGAGAAGCACAAGCGCAGTGGCGGCAAGGCACTGGACTTCTATGCCAGCCAAGTGTTCTGGCTTGCCCACCTTGGTATCCTGAAGCGCACCATCAACAAGGTCAGCCGCCCCTATGGCATCGAACTGAAAGCCAAGGTCAAGAAAAACAAGGTTGGCATGCCGTTCAGGGAGGCTGAGTTCAATTTTGAGTTCGGGTTTGGCATCAATGACCTTCTTGCCAGCGTCACATGGTTGAATGAGGTTGACCGGTTGGATGCTGTTGACTTGAAGAAGTCAGAGTTCAAGGAGTATGTTGCCAACATCAACAAAATGAGCAGTGAGGAGTATGCTGAGGAGCGTGCCCGTGCTGCCAAGGCTGTCAAGGAAGTATGGGCTGAGGTTGAAGAAACCCACATGCCCAAGAAAAGGAAGTACGCATGACAGAATGCAAGTGCCTTGAGAAGCTTGCTAAGTGCCTGTTTGAAGACAGTGAGACCGCAGCGGCGGTACGGTATGCTCATAACGGGTACAAACCAATGACTTGGGAAAGTCTGAACAGTCAGCAAAAGAAGCGTTGGTTTCTTCACGCTGCCGTGCAGGAATATTCGTAATGTGGGCTTTCAAAATAGTGTGCGCAGCTAGTGCGCTCAGCTGCCTTGGAACACGTGAGTACAACAATTTGTACATGTCCACTCGGACAAAGGAAGAGTGTTACAAATCTGCTGAGCAGGTAGCTCAGTGGCGAGGTTTGTGGGCGGACAAGTGGAAAATTATCTGCTATCAGACACCGCCTGTTGCAAAAAGGGATGAAACTCAATGAGCTCCTTTGTACTCGCAAGCTCTCACATGGGCCCACTGATTGTGAACGTCCGCGATGAGGGCGTCGGCGGTCAGGTGCTGGCCACTGGCACCCATGAGCCGGAAGTCATTCAGCTTGGTTGCCTTATCCTGAATGAGAAGCGCAAGCTGCGTGGTGACGGTGTGCACGCCTTGGACGTAGGGGCCAACATAGGCACCTGTACGATGGGCTGGGCCAACCACATGGCTGGTTGGGGCTCAGTCACCGCCTATGAGCCTCAGGAACGCGTCTACTACGCTCTGGCAGGCGGGATAGCCCTCAACAATGCCATGAATGCCCGTGCCATCAATGCGGTGGTGACTGAGAAGTCAGGCACCATGAAGATACCAACCCTCAATCATAGCGCTCATGCCAACTTCGGTGGCCTATCGCTTATCCCTGACGTGCAGGTAGCACCGGGGCAGCCGGTGTCATTTGATCCCAAGGATATGGTGGACGTTCAAGCCGTGGCGCTCAATGATCAGAAGGGCCGCGTTGACTTCATCAAGATGGACGTTGAGGGCATGGAGCCCATGGC